CTAGAGCTTTTCAAATCCCTTTTATCGACGAGGTAGAAAACTATTTTATTTGGAGACAACAAGATGCTGTAAGAAACTCAATCTCCTCAGTTGCACAAAGTCTTTATAGTGCCAAGGAATTGCACGGAGTAAAGACAGACCAAATGCAAGAGATGATTTTTCAGAAAGGAATCAATTGGAATGATTATGATTTTCGGAAGAAGAGAGGTGCTGTAATCGGTAAGGTAGAAAAGGTATTGATAAAAAGATCAAATCATTACGATCCAAATACATCTTATATTCCTTCTCATCACACTTTTACCAGAAACGTTTGGGAAGTTCTTGAAACCCCAATCTTTACACAAGACAGAACATTTATTAAAGGACTTTTAAAGATCGAAAAAATATGACACTAAAAGAAAGAATCGAAGCAGATTTTATTACTGCTTTCAAAGCAAAAGATACTAATGCAAAGGCTGCGCTAAGCAGCATCAAAGCCAAAATTACTGAGGCTGAAAAGGCTACACCTAACTTCGTTGCAACCGACGAAGAGGTGGTTAAAATCATCAACAAAGCCATCAAGCAGCGTGAAGAGTCCATTAAGTTGTATGAGACAGCTGGACGAGAAGATCTTATACAAAAAGAGGCGGATGAAGCAGCAGTACTTAGAAATTATATGCCAGCACAGATGACAGCTCAAGAAATTGCAGATGCCTTAACTGGAATTATGAATCAGTTTGCAGAGACTGTTAAGAATCCACAAGCTCTTCAGGGCAAGACAATCGGTGAGTTTAACAAGCAGTTTCAGGGAAGAGCAGACATTGCAACCGTTAAGAATATCTTGGCCAGCCTAGTAGAATGTTAATAACCTTGATAAACAAAAATATGATACAAGAAGAATTAGAACTTAAAGATCAATTTCTTGATACCGCGTGTCGAGTAAAAATGAATAATTCACGAGGCACAATACAATACCTAGATTTTGCGGATACTGAAAACGGACAAATGCCAACCGAGCCTGACGAAATCCCTCAATTGGCGCTTAGCGTTATGTCAAAATTTGTGGAATCTGAAACTTACAATGTAAAATCACAACTTGGTGCATCATTACAACAAGATTTACAAAAGTATCATGGTATTGATGCCACTGCAACAGTTATGTCTACACTATATGTTGAAACACTAACCACCACTCAAAATCGACTGTATAAAAAATACAAAGAACTAGGTGATCAACATAGAGTTTCACAAAGAACAAAATGGCAAAGCTTCTTAAATAAATGGTTTAAGATTGAATTCCCTGTGTATTCAAATGATGCTGCTCGTACAGTAATCATGTTTGCAAATAGGATTGCCACTGAATCTCGTAGAGGACCTGCTAATTTTTGTATTGTAAGTCCATTTGCTCTATGTGAATTGGAAACATCTAATTTGTTTGATTATGATCAGCATAACACAATAGACACAGCAGGAACTATCATACGTATGGGAAGTATTGGAAACATTTCTGTTTATGTAAACCGAAGTTTGGATTGGAACAGCGATCAAATTGTAATAGGTAGAAGTACGACTGAACGCGAGCCAGGTGTTTATTTTCCAGAGTACTCTCGTGAAATTATTGAACATACCAACATGGCAATGGCAAAAGAAATTACAATGATAAGTAGAAATTGTATAGTTGACGCTGGTAGCGCATCTAAAAAATACTGGACATGCAACTTAATCATAGACAAAAAGCCATTTTGGCGCCTTATTATAGGAGCATAAATTGTTAATAACTTTTTGCAAAATAATTGCCACTAGACTTTTTTATATCAATCCTTTTTATTATATTTACACTGTAATTAAAAACAATATATGAATCCATTATTCTTAACAGACGGTTACAAGACGGGCCACCACCAACAATACCCAGAGGGTACAACATTGGTTTATTCTAACTTTACTCCACGTAGTAACAAATATGCTCCTAAAGGTTGTGAGCAAGTGGTCTCTTTTGGCCAGCAAATGGTAATGCAACAATTGCATGAAGCGTTCGAACGTGATTTCTTTAGTCAACCAAAAGACCGAGTTTGTGGTGAGATGCAACATGAGTTGACACTCTACTTAGGAGTACAATACGACGTAACTCACTTTGAAAAGTTACATGATTTAGGCTACTTGCCAATCGCAGTTAAAGCCATCAAAGAAGGTAGCTTGGTACCGATGAAAGTACCAGTCTTAACTATCTACAACACACATCCAGATTTCTATTGGTTGACTAACTATCTTGAGACTATCTTGTCGAACTTGATGTGGAAGCCAATGACTTCAGCAACAATTGCACACCAGTACCGTAAGGTTCTATCTAAATGGCAGAAGAAGACTGCAGCAGATCAAGAATGGTTCTTGGATTGGCAGGGACATGACTTCTCAATGAGAGGTATGGATTCTGTAGAGGCAGTTATCTCTTCAGGTCTTGGTCACTTGACTTCATTCAGTGGAACTGACTCGTTGCCTGCAATTCACGGAGCTCGTAAGTACTACGGTGAAAATGGTTTCATAGCAGGATCAGTGCCAGCAACAGAACACTCAGTAATGTGTGCTGGTGGTAAAGAAGACGAGGTTGAAACATTCCGCCGTTTGTTGAACACTTATCCTAAAGGAATCTTGTCAGTTGTATCTGACACTTGGGACTTGTGGAAAGTTTGTACCGAGCACGTAGTTACCCTAAAAGAAGAGATCTTGGCTCGTGACGGTAAGTTGGTTATCCGCCCTGACTCTGGTGATCCGGTAGATATTCTTTGTGGTACCCAAATTTTTGAAGATAACGACCACTACAATGATTACGAATTGAGCAGAGAATCAATTCTTTCACCTGAAGAAAAAGGTGTTATCGAATTACTTTGGGATGTATTTGGCGGAACCATCAACGAACAAGGTTACAAAGTTCTTGACTCTCACATCGGAGCAATCTACGGAGACTCAATTACAATTGACCGCGCAGATGAAATCTGTCGCCGATTGGAAGCTAAAGGTTTTGCATCAACGAATGTAGTTCTTGGTATCGGTTCATTCACTTACCAATACAACACTCGCGACACATTTGGATTTGCGATGAAGGCCACTTACGTAGAAGTTAACGGAGAGGCAAGAGAAATCTTCAAAGATCCAATCACCGATGATGGTACAAAGAAATCAGCAACTGGTTTGTTAAGCGTTCACAACCATGACGGAGAATATGTTTTAATTGATCATTGTACTTGGGCAGGAGAGCAAATCGGTTCGCTTCAAACTATCTACAAAGATGGTAAGTTTGAAAACGCAACCACATTAACTGAAATCCGTGAACGTTTAAAACAAGCGTAATGAATAAAAAATACAACCCTTTACTTATACTAATCTTCATTGCACTCGTAATCTTTATGCTTACGAGTTGCGGTGAAGCCCCAAAACATCCAAAGCCACAACCTCAAAGCAATGAGTTATCAAAGGATGCAGAATATTACAACTTAAAGGTAGAGGAATATACTTATGAAGGTTGTGAGTACATTCGAATCGATAATGGACGTGAGGCTTGGGGTTCTCATAAAGGCAACTGTAGTAATCCTATTCACGAAAGATAAGAAAGATGAAGACGAGTGAATTAAGAATTGGAAACTTATTAAGAGATAAAGTAACCAAAACAGAATTAAGAGTAACCGGATTAACAGAGCAAGAAACGGTCATTCATGTTATTGACAGGTCAATGTTTCCCTTACAAGATGGTTGGGGAATTGAAGCAATTCCAGTAACCGAAGAAGTACTGTTGGAGTTTGGGTTTGAGAAAATAGATGATTTTGATGTTTATTCAAACGTATGGCGCCTCGGTGAATTTATAGTTAGTCTTGGAGATTACATCAATATCCATCTTGACTGGACTGATGATGAATCAATTAGATGTTATGAAGAATTGTTTGTCCACCAACTTCAAAACATATACTTTGCTTTAATGGGAAAAGAACTTAAAAAGAAGAACAATGACAGCGGTACAACAACTCATTAAGAATTTACAAGATAGGTTCCCTACTCAAATGGAAGCAATGTATGATGATAACCAATATTTGTTTGAACATTTAACCATTGAAGCCAAAGTAATGGAAGAACAAGAAAAAGTAGAGTTTGCTTTTAGAGCTTATAGTGAGAAACTTTCAACAGATAAAGACTTTGTTGAGATTGTAGATAGTATGAGAACCTTAAAACAACAAGCACAATGACAACATTACTAACTATATTAGCAATCTATGCCACAGGTTATTTTTTATCACTTTGGGCGATGCATAGCTTTAAGGATGAATTAGACATCAATCATTATGACTATACTAATGATGGTTGGGATGATGATTGGGATTCAAACGCTGAAGCGTATGCTGCATTGAGTTTTGCTTGGCCTCTATTTTGGTTCGCCATGTCAATCAGACTTCTATGGAGAGGCTTATTATCAATATCAAAACAATTAGAAAACAATGGAAGTAGTAAAACCACCGATGGTTCCAACCTGGAATCTTGAAGACGAAACAACAGTATTCTTAGCAGGCTCTATTGAAATGGGCAAGGCTGAAGATTGGCAAGCAGTAATTCCTGAACTATTTAAAGATCGTCAAAACTTAACGTTCTTTAATCCACGTAGAGATGACTGGGATAGTTCATGGGAACAGAAAGAGTCCAATCCACAATTTAGTAAACAAGTGAATTGGGAGATGGATTGGTTAGACAAATGTGACATCATCTTCATGTACTTTTCACCAGAAACAAAGAGTCCAATCAGCTTATTAGAACTTGGATTACATGCGGATTCCGGTAAAATGATCGTATGTTGTCCGGATGAGTTTTGGCGTAAAGGCAATGTAGACATCGTTTGTAGTCGACATAACATTCCGGTCTACAACTCTCTCGAAGCAGCAATCGGTAGGTTGAGAACAGAGTTGAAAGACGTAAAGTAATGGCACACGCTAAATTACACATGATTTGCGGTAACTGTGGGCAGAAC